TCGGTGACGCCCATCTGCGCATACTCTGTATACTGATCCCGCTCGCTGTCTTTCAGCGCGGCCCAGCGTGAAGCGAGGGCGATTTTCTGCCTCTCGCTCAGCACATCCATAGGGTTGAAACTTGCAACGTTGGCCAGTGTGGATGCTGCTACCGCTGGCACGGCAACTTCAGTAAGCTGATCTCTCATTGTGTTTGCCATTGTGTGTTCTCCTTTGCAGGGCAAGACCCTGTATTGATAGCTGCTTGGCTAGTAGACTCGAACGGCAAAGTATGTGTGTCTTGATACTCTCACTAGCAGCTAGCTAGACTACAGGGAGTAACAGACCATCATGCGAGTTTAAGTCTACGGCACTAGCTTGCACTCATTGGTTTATGTCTACAGTAGCTCGCACTAACATGTATCATGCGTCGTAGCCCTGTTCCGAGTGGGCCAGCTATCAACACAAGGTCTAACCTTGTGCGTATCCTCTACAGACGAGTGTCGCCACACATACAGTTAGGCTGTATTCTCTGTCAAAGGATACTAAACAGTGTCGCACTAACTACGGTGTAACGCAAGGTAGCAGGTATCGGTATGCTATCCTTATGCTATGACCGCAAAGTGTGGCGTAGACTACGCGCTATACACCGGGGTTAGATTGTCAACGTTCAATCTTTGCAATTCCGGCGGCTCTTAGCTCGCCTTGCTGTAGACTCTATAACTGTCCACTCTTAGATAGTACACCCGTTGACTCTCTGTGAAACGAAACCTTAGTAACAATCTTCATACTCTCTAGTAACCATCTCTCTCATTACCATTGATACTATTGACAAGTCTATGCTCTCTGTGATACTCACTCTCATGTTACATCTCTGCTGCATGTTACATCTCTGCTATCTTTTATATCTCTGCTGCATGTTACATCAAACATGTATTATGCGCCCTCCGCCTAAAAAATCTCAAACGCTCACAGAATTCGAGGGGGGCATCCCTACTAATTTTTTCAAAAAATCTGAAGCTTGTATTATTATATAGGATATTACCTAGCATAAGAATGTGTATATTATAAGGCCACAGGCCAACGTGTATACAGCCAGCGGCAGGAGTAATTTTTGCGTTGAAAATAGCATCAAAGCCCTTGACACGCCGCCGGTAGTGTGGTAGCCTTAAGGTATGGACAGCCATACGAGCGCGCGACCTAGCACAAAAGATGTCGCAGAGACAGCGCCAGCACTAGATCAGCAGCGTCACGCTGATACCTCGCCGCTGCGCCGTATTCTGCGTGATTATTTCAAGACATATCCCTCTATTACCGCCGCTCGCGTCGGTCCACAAGGAGATGATCTGTAATGGCAGATACTGCTTCTGATCTCATCAACGCAGGGAAGGATCTAATTCGTAAACCTGTGAACGCTGTGGCAAAGGTAGGGGAGACGCTGCATAATCTCGTTAGTCCTCCAAAGCCAGCATCAGGTACACCGATTCACTGGGATACGCCGGCGGAGAAGAGAGCACAGGAAGCTGCCACAATCGAATCTCATAAAGCGGCACGCCAAGCTAAGACAGCAAAAGAATACAAAGGAATAGCAGGCCACTAGTGTCATCTAATCCTCTACACTTCGGCGGTAGCATGGGAAAGCCTGGGGGCTGGCTTTCTGCGAGCGGTCGTCTTAGTCCTCGTCCTGCGCCGGGAAAGACCTTTAAAGAGCAACAACGTTACACTTTAATGGCGCAGATGGAAAACGCAGGCATTCCTGAAGCAGCTCAAGCTGCGATGCTATGCATCAGCAAACACCGTCTTCAACATCTAAAACAAAAACCCGACTACCAAATTGTACGTCTTGCTATCACTCACGGTATCATCGTAGATCATGCTTCAAAGTCCGATATTATTCGTGAGCAGCGTAAAGAGATGTTGACTATGCTTCTACCTGAAGCATGGCAGAGTTTGGCGAATGAAATCCGAGCGAAAGCAACTACACTTGCCGAGCGTAAGCACAAAGCTGCTATCGTTCAAGACTTGCTGGACCGCGAGGGAACGTTCGCCAAAGTTTCTAGAACAGAGATCAAACCTGTGGATGCGTTTGATTTTGAGAGAGCTGACGAAGCGTCACGGAGTATTATTTCTGCTATTCGTGGCGTTGCTCCAGCGCCGCGCGCCGCCGGACCCATGAATCCGCGAGATGCTGTAACAGCGTTCTTAGGAGAGCACACGGCGGCTGCCATAGAAGCAAACAGAGAGTTCTCGAATAGTCATACTCTCAGCGCCGTGGATCAGCAACAGGCGCTTGAAGCGTTGGAGCGGGCTGTGTTAGAAGACGCTGACACCGGCGCGGCGTTGCTTGAGGCTATGCCGCCGACGACAGAGAGTGTGCAATGATGAAGATTCAAAAAGAAGTCTTGACAGACGTCTTGCTTGCTCATTTTGATGATGTTAATTTTGATGAGCATCATAAGATGGATGAAGAAGAGTGGCGACAGATGCTTTCAAATGGCTACGTCGCTATCTACACAGCACGAGATGAACAGAACGATCTCGCCGCTGTGCTTGTACTAAAGTCTTCCTCTGTTAACACAGGAATGTGGTACTTTTATTCTGTGGCAGTAAACGAACAGTATCGCAAGATGAGGCTTGGGACTAGACTCTTTAAGATTGCTACAGAGAGCGAGATTTCTATTGGCATAATTAACTCTCACTGTCATGTAGACAACGTCGCCTCGATCAACTTTCATCAGTCTCTCGGTTTCAAAGTCGTGCAATACGTACCTGATTTCTATGGCGATTTTCAAGACGCTATCATGTGGGAGCGACGGCGATGAAACTCAATCCCTGTAATCTCTGCTTCGAGTGGATGTACTGGGCAGAGATTATGACAACAGACATACCATAACCGTAACAAAAGGAGCAGAAGAAAATGGCATTTAGCTTTAAAAATCTCGATGAGATCCTCGAAGATACGCTGCTAATGGGTTCTATGGCGGCGTCGATTTTTGTGAAGAATCCTAACTCTCAAGCCACCGCAGGGAAGCTCATTAACTCTGTAGCACAGATGCTTCAGGTTATCGAAGCACAGCTTGGTCCAGCACCGACAGTTCCTGCTGCTACCGCCGCGACTACGGTAACTGTTGTAGCAACGAAGTAAAGGATTCTATGCCTTTTATTGAAATTCGTAACGAGAAAACTCGTTACGAAAAAGAGTTTGAGAAGTTCGTTATTGAGCAGTTGCATGAGCTTCGTATGCTTGCGCATGAAATTCTCAAGTTTATCAGTCCTTTCCCTCCTAGCACCGTAGTTGGCGGTAGATTCCAACAATCAGGAGATCCAATGCTTCCCATCACACCCGGCAACAGTCCTCAGTTTGCAATCACTCCCACCTTCAGCGGCGCTGCGTTTACCACGCTCGCTTCTGCTGCCTCGGTCGTCTCTAGCGATCCGGTTAACTTCCCGATCACGCTTGATCCTACAGATCTGACTGGTCTTAACATGACCGCCGTGATTCCTATTACAGCGACGCCGACTGGCGGCAGTGAAGCTATCACAGTCACTTGGACTTATGTTAACGTCGATGGCTCTGTCGCCACTGTCGTTGGCACTGTCACGGAGACTGGTATCGTGCCTGCCTCTAACGTCACCGGCGGCTCGTTCGCACAAACTGTCTAACCTAGAAAGTAGCTAACGTTGAGTCAGCGTGAAGTAGATCAGAAGGTACGAGAGATTCTCCGCTCCCTAGAGATAGGAGAGACTGGAGATACTTTCGTACCTAGATCTACGATCTTAGGTTATAATCTGATACCCACAGACATAGCCAAGACCTCAGACGAGAAAAAGCAAATCTTTCGCGCTAATGCTCTGATGGATCTATACTACTTCGCCACCGTGGTCATGGGTAAGAACCGCTTCTCTAAAAACCCTGACAAATCCAAGAACCTCCACTATCAAATGTGTCTCACGGTGATGAAAGATGGCCTTAAAGAAGGAATTGAAATACCTAGAGATCACTTTAAATCTACTGTCTACAGCGAGTGTTTTCCAATCTGGCGTGCTTTACCATTCGGTAAACGGGAAGAAGATTTCTTCACCAGTATCGGATATTCAGACTTGTATATTGAATGGATGCGACGAACGCATTCTCAAGACATTCGTATCCTCTTGGTCTCTGAGACAATTAAGAACGCTATCAAACTAGGTATTCGTATCTCAAATCACTACGAGAACAACACCTTCTTTAGGCATCTCTTTCCAGAGATAATGCCTACCGAGAAAGAGACATGGACGAATGAGAGTTTGCATCAACGTAGAACTCCAGCCGGGCGTGGACAGGGCGAAGGAACGTTTGATTTTATCGGTGTTGGAGCGGCTTTGCAGTCCAGACACTATAACGTTGTGGTCCAGGATGATCTTGTCGGAAGAGAAGCAAGAAAATCCTCAGTCGTCATGGCAGACACAATCGACTACCACCAGATTCTTGTCGGCGCCACAGATAGTGATCCCGATAATCCCGGACGAGACTTTGATGAAATCGTAGTAGGAAACAGATGGAGTCACGATGATCTTAATAGCCACATCCGCAAGGAAGAACCTTATTTCTCTTGGACAACACACTCTGCTCTTGGTGGATGCTGTGCTCTTCATCCTTTCGGCGAGCCTATATTTCCTGAGGCTTTCACACGTGAGAAGCTTCTACGCTGGAAGCGCCGTCTTGGTAGCTATCATTTTTCTTGTCAATTTCTCAACTATCCTATTGATCCGACTAAAGCCAGGTTTAATATGGCGGACTTTAGATATTTCAATTTCGAGAAAGTTACTGGCGCTCTTTCGATTCCCAAAGAATCCTCAGCGTCCCGTCTCTTTGAGCTTTCGCAGCCTCAGCAGTATCGTATAACTATCCGTCATCACGTAGCTGATGGAGATGTAGAAAAAGATATATTCCCACGTAACCTCGATCGTTACATGGTTGTCGATCCTAATCATGGTGGCTCACACCTTGGACAAGAGGCAGGTAAAGAAGGACGATGCCGTCATGCTATCGCGGTGACTGGTGTGAGTCGTGATCCTCGTAGAATCTATCTGCTCGATCAGTGGGCTAAGGCTGTAGACATCAAGGAGTTTGTCAAAGCTGTCTTTTTCTTTGCTGTGAAATGGAAGCTTACAAAGGTCTACGTCGAGGCTGTAGCAGCGCAGAAGTACTTGCTCTATCATCTCAACGAGTTTGTCGCAGACCATAAAGGTTCGCGACCTGAGATAGCAGCGATTGTTTTTCTTCCTCTCAAGACTCCACAGAATGCTGGCGCCAAGGCTGAGAGAATCGAGAACTTTATCCCTACGGTCGAGGCGCACGAACTCTGGCTGGATGCTAACAACTGCACCGAGTTCAAAGAAGAAGCTGAAAACTATGGTCAGCGAAAAGGTTTAATCGACTTGCTTGATGTTATAAGCTACGGTCCTCAAGTGTGGAAATTTGACACACGCTCTCAAGAACATATCGAAGACTTCATGTCCAAGCAACGTGCTAAGTTCGTACGTCGTATGGCTGCATCAGCAGCATAGGAGAAAAAGTGGAGATTAACTGGGCTGCTATATCAGCGATTGTCTCTGTCATCACTCTTGTTGGTGTAGTGGGAGTCGGTGGTGTGATGTGGGGAACATTGTCTGAGAAAGTTGCAACTGCTGTAGAAGGATTGAAGACAAATGCCTCAGATCACGCACATTTTGATACGAGACTTACAGCACATGAAGTACAACTTGGGCGTCTTGAAGAGTGGAAGAATGGTTATAACGCAGCAGTACGTACTGGTTCAAACGTTGGGACTAGAAGAATCGACGAGCAAGTAACAGTGTAAGAGGTTTAACATGAGCACGACTCAAGTTGAGCAGTGGCTTCTTATCTTTTATGTCGCTAATCAGATCGCTTCGGCTTTGGTGCAGGCTTTACCTGCACCAAACGGTAATCCGTGGTATACATTTTTTTACAAGTTTATGAACTTGCTTGTAGCTGATTTCAAAAGCTACGCAGCGCAGTTTCCAACACCGAAGCTTCCTGCTATGAAGTCGATCACAACAGGTGAAATTACTACAACTTCTGTACCCGCGCAGACCGAGGAAGTGAAGTAAAAGGAGGATGGAGATGTCAGACGATAGTATTGATGTGAAGGCCGAAGGAAAGAAACGTATAGCCTCTCAGCAACAGGGCATGAGAGAGACTGCGCAAGACGAAGTAACGTCTAACAGGCTTGTCAAACAGAACAAAGGCAACAAGACTGGAATCGCTAAGGATATAAGTAGTCGTGAAATGTACGGGATTATGACGACTGATCCCAGCACTCCAGAAAGATCAAGAGTAGTAAGAGAAAGTACTTATCTGCACAAGAATCTTGATACCACTCCTGAGACGCATAGAGCATCTCGTCAAGCATCAGTAGCCAAGGAATACAAAGGTGTAAAAGGAAGCTAATGCCCTATCAACCGCCTACGTTAGTTACCGAGAAGCTTTTTGGCAAGGATAACTACGCTGACCTGTGTATGTTTATCAAGGATAAATGCGCTCATCTTGATAGACGCTTGCAGACTTTCAGGACTGAGAAGCTGCCTGAGTATGTGCGGTTATACAAGGCTAAGCCTAAGAATGAGACGAAGGACTTTCCTTGGCCTGGCGCTGCGAATCTGGTAATTCCTGTTATCGGCACTGCCTGTGATGAGTTGCTCGCTCGTGTTATGGGCGGCATTTATATGTACGATCCGTTGTGGTCTGCGGTAATGTCTGGGGATTTGCCGACGAAGGATACAGAGGAACTCAAGAGCATAATTCAAAACTTCCTCATGGACATGGCTTATGATCCTGACGAGCTTGATTTATACAGGGTCGAGCAGAGTTCGTGGCATAGCGCTATTAAATATGGCACAGGAGTTATCTACTCTCCATACGAGTATGAGGAACAGGTTGAGCGTCTCTATGGCAGCGGTGGACTAGGAGAAGAGCCGGTTACATCTACAGACCATATCTTCACAAAACGTGATGGCCCTCATCCTGAACTGATGCCGCTGAACAGATTCATCTTTGATCCTTCAGTTCCGAAGCTCGAAAACATGAAATTCATGGGTCATATTGAATCTCTTGATTATTGGGCTGTTAAGGATCTTAAATCCAAGAGTCCTTATTACAAACAATCTGACATAGACGACTTGCTCAATCGTCCTGACGCCGTGCAAGAAACAGAAATGGAACGTGAGATAAATGCGCAATTTTCTATTGATTCTAGTGGAGTCGATACTGGCGCTGCTCGCTGGTATGTGTATAATGTCCACTTTACATTTATTCTGAACGGCTTGACGTATGCGTTTCAGGCGAAGTACCACAAGGCGACTGAGAAGATTTTATGGATAGTGTTTAATAACTA